TGCGCAAATTGAGAACTTGCCCTGGGCCCGCAAATTCTGCATTTAAAGTTACAAGTGTTACCAGGTTTTAAATCTAAACTAACAATTTTGGGATTAGAGAGATATTTGGTCAGTAAATCTTTTTTTAAAAAACTTAGATGTCTAGTTCGATTACTTGTTAACCCTTTGTCTTCTAGTCTCCAACATGCTTGACATTCGCTGGGACGATCACCGGTTAGAAACTGTTGCCTAAAATTTGCAACACCCGGTCCATCAAACGCTGCCTGTATACCAGTGTCACTCACAGTGCCAATGTATTTGGTGGATATACAACAAGGAGAAATTTCGCCTTGATTTTTAATTTCCAAGTGCATCCATGGAAGAGGACACATTGACTTGCTTAATTGGTAAGCATGTTCCAAAGGCTGAGTTGCTTCATCAAGATCAGTGACCAAGATTTCAAACGCTTGATTGTTGATGGCAAGTTGCAATACTTGATGTTGGTCAATCACTGGACCGGCCAACAATACAAAACAGTTGGAAATATCAATCAGTTCAGCGGCTGCGTATAAGTGCTGTAGCAGTTCCATGGGCCATGGGTGACTACTGTACAAAACTATTCGATCGTTGACGTCAAACGTTGCCTGCCAATGCAGTTGAAAAAACTCATAGGCAGATTGTGGATTAGCAGTTAACTGTGCTACATCCACACAACATTTTACATTATAATGGTCAATCTTGATCATTGGGTATATTCAGTTGTCTGCAAATACGATCAAGTTCTTGAACTTCAAGCTTGGCCAATGTTTTTAAATTATGCTCAAAGATGCCAGAGTTGGTTGATATGTAGTTTTGTATTTCTTCAATTGGTCGATTTAAAAATTTGTGCACCACATCAACAACTTTTAAAAATCGTTGTTTAGGATCTTCAATACTATCATAGCTTTCGTCAATAAACCCATCAAACGTTTTAAATCCTTTGCTGTGCAACAATGCTAGCACATTGGCAGGCCCAAGATAAATGAACATTCGTTTACACGCAAAGGACCTTAGCACTTTTTCAGTAACGTACGGATAAGGATATTTGAATGCGCTTTCAGTCACAATGTCAAGTGCTATGTATTTGTACCAATCACACTGATATCGTTCAGGCATGTAGTTTGGAGGGGTGGCTACCAACGGATGAGTCACTGTAGTGGTCACAGGAGAAACATCAATTGAATCGTCTAACATCCATTGGTCATTGATTGCTACCAGCGGAAGTGGCATTACAATCATGAATTAGCACCTTGGATAGTCAACACAAGTTTATCACTGGGTACTTGCGACAGCTTGTGGTACAATCCAAATCTGTGCGATCGTTGCTTGCCCAACATGCAAATAGCATGGTGTTTTATGGCTTCGGGTTCTAGTGGAATATCTGCGTAATGATCAGTCATGACTTCAGTGGTCACAAAGGATTCAACCACAGTGGGCCGATCATTGGGATGACTGCGAGCACATAAAAAATCAATCTCACGTTGTATACCAACATGATTGGTATACAATAAAACTGTGTATGCCGGAATATCAAATTCGTAGAGTATGTCAAAAAAGTTGTGAGTGAACATACCAACACGCATTGAATCTATATACACGTCGTTGTCTCGATGCTCGATGATGTATCGATCATTGATCCCGTACACCTCTTTTTTTGTCTCAGCAAACATTTGTTTCAAATAATAAATGTTGTGTTGAAACCCAGTATAGTTGGCATAACCAACTATGTTATAGTGCGAATCTAATTTACTCCAAAGTTTTTTTGGTATAGTCGATGTTGTTGGCTGTGCAAACATGGTGTTTATAATGTTTGATAAATTTTTAATAACAGTTTAGGGTCATAGAATTCTGATTCAATGTTGGTGATTTGATCTGTGACAATTTGATCCACACTTTCAAATTTAATCTCACCAGGTGCCATGTCAGTGTCAACAGAAATAGTTTTGTTGGGAATCAGCGCCATTTCACGCAGGCCATAATCTCGAATAAATGTTTCTTTGATAAAGTTGGCCTCTTCGTAGCTGATCTCAATGTCAAGTTGAACTCGTACATGCATGTCTTTGTGCAAAAGGGTGCCAGCGTTGTCAATGACATTGCTTAATCCAAGCACTCGATATGTAGGCTGATTAGGCCAAGCATGATATACAGTTTCTTGACCCCACTCAAGTATAGTTAGTCCACGCTCGTCATCGCCGGCATCAGCATAGTTGTGCGGAAAGCAGTTGCCAATGTAGGTGATGTTTTTCTTGGTCTGACGTTTATGAAAGTGTCCAGTGAACACATGTTCAAAGTTGTTGAAATCTTCACGTCGTACTTCTCCATGATCCGGCATCTCTACCATGGCGTTCATCAAGTAGCCAGGCAGTTCAAAATGCCCAAACATGTACTTGCCTTTCATTTTTGGAATGCGCTTGTGATCATCGCCGCATAACCACGGAGCAATAACTACGTCACCACTACTGAACCAGTCATTACAAATTTGTACGTTTGGAAGATGTTTGGCCCACTCCACGCTTTGTACATCACGTTTATCGCGATAATACAAGTCATGATTGCCAGGGATAAAATACACACGTTCAAAGTTTGCATTTAAGTGTTCCAGTGCTCGTAAGCTATAATTTAAAGTGACAATGTTTAAGCTGGATCGGTTGTTGTGCCAGTCACCTAGAAACATACAGGTTTCGCAACCTTCCTCTCGGGCTTTGGCAGTGGCCCACTTGACAAAAGCCAAACAATCTTCGTTGTGCAATGCACTGTTTGATTTAAGCCCAAAGTGAATGTCAGTGAAGATTGCTGCCTTGCGAAATAAATTAGCCATACGTTAGTTTTTGAGTTTAGAAAAAAATGCTTCAGCTATCAACCGGTGACTTTCTGGACCAGGATGAGCTCCATCTGATCCAAAGTCTGTCCAGTGTGGTGATTCGGTACTATACGGTATTTTAACATATCCTGCATCATTTGTAAAGGCCGTTGTGAGCTGTTTGACTATATCCGTGCCAGAATAGGGCAAAAATCCAAATAACAGGCGTGCGCCCGACATCTCGCAAACTTTTTTCACCTGCAATATTTTGGTGGCAGCCGCCAGCATATGATGTTGTTCAGCTTCGACCATGAATCGTTTTACAAGATCATAAGCACTGTTGCCCATAAAATTAGCAAATTTAGGATTCATAGTGGGAAGACAATGAACGGGCTGAAAATTATTGTCAGTACCCAAAGTCAACCATGTAAGTCTATGAACCGCAGTGATACCCCAGACTACTACGTCACCGGGTCTGAGATCACTGCTGATGATTTGGTTTGCGGCCCAGTCAACGCTAGTGGATCGATTGGCAAGTAGTACCAGTGACATCTGAGTTTTTTCACTCAACAAACTGCCATAACTTTGTTCAATGTTTATAAACATGCCAGCTGATACACTGCACCCGGCCACAAATAAATTGGGCTCGCCATTGCCTTTTCTGGTATCCACGGGCAGGTTTAGTCCTTGTACCCAAGGTAGGCCTTGATAATCGAGCTCAGGCATTATTGATCCTCAAGACTGGATGTTACTGGACCACTCATAGCAGCCATGCCAGCCTTGCCAGCATTTTGCCGTGTCCAACTAGGATTAAGTCCGTTCATTTCCAAAATATCATCGCGAATGTTTTGGTTCTTCTTTTCAATATTCAAGATACGAGTAAAGCTATTAGTGATAGCGGCAGTATAATACGCAAAAGGGTTCTGCGATTTTGATTCATCGAACTGGAGTCCAATTTGACTGAGTTGTAACAGGGCTTGCCCCCGCATTTCTTCGTTGTAGGTGTATCCACGCCAGTTGCTCCTTGTAGCATATCGTTCGCATAATTTCATAAACATCATGGCCAACTTGCGAGTCATTTGTCCGTGATCTCGACTGTACTCGCCGGTTTCTAAATCGCCTTTCCAGTGACTCTTGCCCACTAGATATGGAATTTTGTGATCAGTGACTCTATAGTGCCAAAACGGGGGAAAATTAACACGCACATGAGTGGGGTTTAACACTGGTTCATCAATGATGTCAGCAAGCGGATCGTCAACTGGTACATCTTCAATGCCCAGTATGTCCTCTAGTTTGCGTTTTTTCACAGCATTCTTGGGAACTTTTTTAGGTGCCATGGGTATGTGTTCCCAGGTCATGATACGAAATACCAAGTCAGTGTTGGCAATTTTCTTTTCATTGACCTCGGCGCCTTGTTCTCTAGTGAGTCTGGCAGCACGATTTCTACGTGCTTCGGCAATGGTACGCTGATTTATTTTGGTCACGCTGGGCAAAATAATATCACATTGATGATCGGTGACTGGATCTAGATAGCTACAATATGTTGCTTTGCTTAGATGAATCTCTTTTAAGATATCTCTGTTGTTGAGGTAATTGACACGAGGTGCCGCTTTTGGTATTAAACTCATGATTGAGTAAGTCTCCTGTATGAGTACTTATTGTAGCAGAAAAACGACATTTGTCAACCTTTTTCTTAAACTGTGCTGTTTATTTTTTAGGTAAATATTAACAAAGGTACACAATATATGGGTGAAAATGGTTTTGGTTTTAGCTACAGCTACGGCACGTATGATGCGTTCACTGGATTTAATTCCATTGGCGGCTCGGGGTACGCCGGACAAAATGTCACCTATCAAGGAACCACTGCAACAGGATTTGATGCATTTACATCCAATCCATTTGTTACCAATACAACCACCACTGGATTTACATTTGACACAAGTGTGGTAGGATCGGCAAACTACCAAATTGGTGTTGATTATACCAACAATGCTGTGACCGGATTTGCCAACCCCAACACTGGTGGCACACAAGCCCTAAGCTTAGACAACACTTACTACACTATATCAAGTGGCAGTGACGAATACTTGACATCGCAATTTAACGCCGCGGGATCTATTGCTGAAATTCAAACATTGACTGCCACAGTGATTGCCAACACACAAGGTGTAGATGACACGTATCCTATAATAGACACAATTGACGAAACTATATTGACTAGAGCCGACGATGGACAGTCACTCAATGTGCCGCTATCGGTTAATCAATTTAACGTACAAATTAAAACATCAGAATCAACCACGGTTGCTAACAGCACTGCCTCTGGATTGTCAGCAGACACACAAGCACAACTAGATCTAGCACTGGAGACTGAACTAACAAATCTTGCGCTTTCCAGCCCTAATTTAGCTACGGCCGCCGGCCGAGCCCAGGCAATTGAAAATGCAAACCTAGCAGGTAATTTACTAGAAGCTGATGGAAACGGATTTAACCTAACCACCGAAGAGCGACAAGTATTGCAAAGAGTTATTAACGATGGATTGAATGTTGCAGTTACCACAAGAGATACCCTGAATCAAGCACAGGATGTAATCGATAGTGTGCGAAATATATCAATTAGTGATTCAAGCCCGTTAACATTTACAGAAGCCAGGAAAGCATTGATCAACGATTTTTATGATCAACTTACCCCAGCACAAAAATCTATAATAAACGACTCTGGAATAGGCAGGACATTTAATAATCTTGTAAGTGATGTTAACAATTCTGGTCAACCGATTATAGGAATATCAAATCTAGGGCTAGTACCTTACAATGTAGCCAACGACACACTGGGATTAGACGCCACTCAACGTATTACTGATGCACTGATTGCACAATACATCACTCAAAATGGTAGTATAACTGAAGAACAAGTTCTAGCCATTGAAACTTTGGTACTAACACAAAATTCAATCAACACTCAAGCTCTTGTGGCAGCCGACATTGGTGTAGCAGATATTGAAATTGCACTTAACTCAACAGGTCGCAATCAAAGAGTCAGTGCTGATGTTGTTACAGATACAACCTTGCCCAATGCGGATCAAGGTGATACTGCAATTCAAACAGTTGAAGTCACTGCCAATACCAGTGCATCAGCGGCTATTAGAGCTTCGTTAGGCTTAGATAACCAAGGACCTGTGGTTGAAAAGTTAATTAACAAAGCCATTGACCTAGCGTTGAATCAAATACCAGGTTTTAGTCAGATTAACAATGCAATTGGTACTGCAAATAAAATTGTAAGCATCGGAGACATTATAACAAATGTTGACCAGACCCCAGCAGAAGCTGCATTGGCCTTGGCAAGACTACTAATCCCAAAAATAAATCTGGTGGTCACCGGATACAATCTTATCTCTGGTGGTGGCGGTGGTGGCGGTGGTGGCGGAGTTGAAGCTCTTGAACCCATCCCTGTAAATACCACAGTTGATATACAAGCAGGTGGAGCAGGCGAGGAGGAGGATCCGCCCCCGGGCAGTATTGATTTTGGCCCAGAGGCTGTTACCAGTGAACAAGACCCTCAAGCAGTCCCCACAACCACAGAGTCTACTACAGCGGCATTTCAAGATGCCAATTTAACAGCTATTGCACCAGTTGGTAATTTTGCTGTAGCATACAATGTAGAAACTGGCACTTATGATGTGTACAATCTTGACACAAACGAAATAGTTGCCGGTGGATTTACCCAGGAACAAGCAACTGAATATGCTGATGCGCTAAACGTTGGCGATGACTTTGAGGCATTGAATGTACAAAGTCGAGCTGATGCAGAAGCAAGATTCAACGAAGGCCCTGCTGACGTAGCAATTACACAAGATCCCAGTCTGTACCCAAATGGGTTGCCTTATGACGATGACGGCAACTTAAATCCTGGCTGGGCTCTAGACGAAAATAACAATCCTGTTTTTGTTGGCGATGGTTACGTTGATCCCGGCACATTGCTCAGTGCCGAAGAGTCAAGATCCGCAGCCATCACCTTGGCCAAGACCAAACTGGCACAAAATCAAGCTGCCATTGAGGCACAAAGAAAACAGGCCAACGAAGGTGATTGGCGAGTAAAGTTGAGATTGGCGCCCAGTGCAGACTATCTTTACAAAGATCCAGGTATCAGCAGTGATGGTATTCTTTGGCCGCTGTCAGTTACTGACGGAGTAGTGTTCCCTTATACCCCGGTCATCAACACAGTCTACGCTGCCAATTACAGTACCTACGATTTGACCCACAGCAATTATCGTGGACATTTTTATCAAAATAGCTACGTAGACGATATACAACTACAGGCAACATTTACAGCGCAAGACACCAACGAAGCTAATTATATGTTGGCAGTAATACATTTTTTCCGCAGTGTCACAAAAATGTTTTACGGTCAAGATGCCCAGCGCGGAACCCCACCTCCAATGGTATTTTTGCAAGGCCTTGGAGAGTTCCAATTTAACTTGCACCCTTGCTTGGTAAAATCTTTTAGCTACAATCTTCCCGGAGACGTAGATTATATTCGAGCAAGAACTGTAGAAATCAACGGAACTAACTTGTTACAAAAACGAAATAGACAAACTTTGCCCACCAGCTCTAGTTTTGCATCGCTAATTAGATTGGCAAACGCAGGTGTAACTGGATTACAACCAGGTGCTATAACTACACCACCACCACCACCAACCTTGGGCACAAACAACCCCACGTATGTGCCCACCAAAATTGATATTAGTTTAGTATTGCTGCCAATACAATCACGCAGTCAGGTCAGCAAACAATTTAGTCTCAAGAGTTTTGCCAACGGCGACTTGCTCAAAGGGGGATTCTGGTAATGGCAAATTATACTGCAACTAGCCCATATTTTCTAACTCCATACTCTCAGTTTTATCTTGACAGCATGGTTAATCGTGCTATCCCCAGGGAAAATGATGATGTGTATTTTAAAATAAATCAAACATATCAATATCGTCCAGATCTGCTGGCATTTGACTTGTATCAACAACCGGGCCTGTGGTGGGTGTTTTATCAACGCAATCCCAATACATTAACTGCACCGCCCTGGGATTTTGTAGCTGGTACCAACATTTATCTGCCTAAGATCACCACACTTCGATCCGCTTTGGGATTTTAATAAATGGCAACTGTTCGAACCCTAGAAGCAGAACGTGCACGACTGCTGGCAGAACGTGAAATTCTTGCTGCCCGGTACCAGGCCGGCGATGTTACAGTGCTGCCACAAATACAAGAGATAAACGTACAATTACGAGATGTAGTATTGCAAATTGAATTGTTGCTTGGTTTACCACCAGTGTCCAGTAGTGGACAAATTGTTGCCAACTCACAAGTGGCACGAGATGATGGTGCAAATACTCAATTACCAGAAGTTAGTCCAATTGAGCCAGCAACTCGAATACCCACAAATGCAGTGGCATTCTCTGAAAACGTTGACTTTGGAACAAACAATGACACAAGGGCAATAGTCCAAACTCAAGCAGTTCCTCCAGCCAGTGCTGATTGGCCAATTCCTGACCCTGCTGAATTACCTGGGCCGGGCAGCCTTCCTCCAGCATTGCCAGATGGAACACAACCTCCTGACAATGTACCCGCTGGCGAAAGCCCAACAGCATCATATACTCCCGGCGTGGGCGCAGTCAGCGATGACGGAACCACTGAAGGTATACTTGAAGCAGGTGCAGTTACACCCGAAACGCCAAATGGCAGCAACAATGTTACTACATTGGTTAACAAAACAGCAAGGTCTATTACACCGCAAAATAACATTTTAGATAAGTTTGCTAGCTACACATATTCAGCAAGTCTTTATCTCATGAGCCCCGAAGATTATCGACGACTCATGACAACAAAAAAACGTTACATTCCTGGATATCAACTGTTGATGCAAAGTGGTGGCGCACCACAACAGTCAGGTGTACAAGTACAAGATTTTAATGACGGCGGCTCTGCCGGAGTTAGTTTAACCCAAGGACGCAATCAATACTTCCCGTTGGATTACTACTTTGATGACATAGAACTCAAGAGCGTAATACACGGTAAAGGCACTGGAGGGGCACACAATGTAGTTGAAATGAAATTTAAAATTGTTGAACCCAATGGTATTACTTTACTTGATAACTTATATAAGGCAGTAAATCAATACGTCACAGTAGGCGGCGGTGGAACTACAACTATCAAAAATCAAAATTATGCCGCACAAAATTATTTAATGGTTATACGATTTTATGGGTATGATGAAAATGGTAACATGATAACCGCACCAATTAGCACTGATCCTGCCGGCAAAAGCGACAATTACGCCATAGTAGAAAAATTTATACCCTTTCAATTCACCAGTATCAAGTTTAGGGTTGCTAATAAACTAACTGAATATCAGTGTGAAGCTGTTTGCCCACAAAATGTAATTGGAACCGGCCAAGGTCGTGGAGTGATACCCTTTAACATTGAATTAACCGCCACCACCCTACAAAATTTATTCAACGGCAATACCACCTGGGCTGAATCTCTAAACAATCAAACACCAACTACCGAGCAACCCAGTACCGTGGCGCCGGGCACAGCAACCGAAGCTCCAAACCCCACACTGACAATTGGGCTTGCAACTGCCCTTAACAAATTTCAACAAGAGTTAGTCACTGATGGCACATATGAAGTTGCTGACAAATACAATATCATAATCAGCCATCCAGAAATTGCCAGCGCGGCAGTGGTGCCCCCGGCCACCACTGATTTAAATGGCAAGCCCATGACCAATGTTACCACAGCCAACGAAGCCGTGGGTGCTGGACAATCAATTAATACTCGGGCCAAGACCAACAGTGCAATAGCTGGTATGAGTATTGTGCAGTTTATTGACCTTGCAGTGCGCAACAGCAATTATGTTTACAAACAGCAGACTAAAATTATTGATCAGAACGGAAAAGTCATTCCACAAGGTACTGGTGCGCAGGCCTTTGCCTGGTACCGAATAGGTGTTGAAGCCAAGCCGTTACCAAAATCAGATTCTAAACGAAATGATCTAGCTTACGAGATAACTTACGAGATAGCACCCTATGGAATTAACGACATAAAAAGCGAGTACTTTCCCAAAGGAGTGTTTCGTGGTGCCCAGAAAAAATACAGTTATTGGTTTACCGGACAAAACACTTCAATTTTAAATTTTGAACAAGATTTTAATTATCTATATTACATAACCATTAACAGTAGAACCAGAGCACAAGTCAACAGCCGCGGAACATCAGATTATCGTGAAGTTGAAAAACGATTGTACTCGCCAAACAGTGCGCAGACCAATCAAGGCATTGATTCCTGGTACACCAATGAGCCAGCCGCCAACGCTGCCGATTATCTCTATAGTCCCGGCGACCAAGCCACAGTTAAATTGTCCATAGTGGGTGACCCTGCTTGGATTGAACAAGGCGAAGTGTGGTCAGGTATTAGAAAAAAATCTCTAAACACTAACGCAACTGATCCATACTTTGATGCGTTTCTAGCTGACGGTACTATTAATTTTGATGCTAGAGAGGCATTGTTTGAAGTCTCATTTAACAAGCCTGCAGACTACAATATTAACACAGGACTATTAGATGTGCCAGGGTCTGCAGTTGCCAGTCAAAACTATGTTTACAAAGCAGTGACAGTGACCAGCAATTTTAGACAAGGCAAGTTTACACAAGACTTAGAAGGAAAACTTTTGGTATTTCCTAACACAATTACACAATCTCAAACAACTACCACTGCGGGCACTACCACTGCGGGCACTACCGAACAACAACCAGACAGCACAGCGCCAAGAGACGCCCCTGATGAGTCGGCAGCTGAAACAGCAAGACTTGAAAGACTGGCATCTGCCGCCAATGGGTTGCCGTCAGTACCAACCACTTCGGTTACCGGTACAACACCCACTTCATCGCTGGCCAAAGGCACAGATCAAATTTTAAGACCTCTCACAGTTGTAGCAGAACCAACCCTATCTCAATTGCAAGCCAGTCCTGCATATATTACAGCTCGTCGTGGCGGTGCAACACCTGCGGCAGCATTGGAAATTGCTAGGTCTGCATTTGCATCAGGCACCAACAACTACGCAGGTGTAGCGTTGCCAGGTATTAATGTCACTGCCAATACTGGCATAGTAAAAGATCAATAAGAGTTAAACAATGTCAAATAACATACAACGAAGCCAAGGCCGAGGCGCATCTTATAAATTTGATCGTGGTGGAGTACCCACAGAATTTGGACCGTATATTGGTGTGGTAAAAAACAATGTTGACCCAACCCGTGCTGGCCGCCTACAAGTTTACATTGAACAATTTGGCGGGAAAAATCCTGCTGATAAAAGTTTGTGGCGAACAGTAAACTACATTCCGCCATTTTACGGACTCACTCCAAAAAATAATGCAAGTACTACAGCTGGAGCCGGTAGTTACAAAGGCAACCAGCAAAGCTACGGCATGTGGTTTACACCACCTGACCTTGGTGTGTCTGTGATTTGTTTCTTTGTGGCCGGAGATCCCAATCAAGGTTACTACATTGGATGTGTGCCAGACAGTGGTGCAAATCATATGTTGCCGGCCATCGGCGCTTCAAAAAATTATGTTGCACAAAACGCTGAACAAAAGAGTCTTATTGCCGGTGCCAAAGCAACACAGTTACCAGTGGTTGAAGCCAACTTTTATAATGCAAACATAGAAAGCAATCCTAGATTCTTTACTCAGCCCAAGCCAATACACAGCTATGTTTTTGCTATCATGGCCAACCAAGGTCTATTGGGTGACAATGTGCGCGGCCCAATAACCAGCAATGCGCAAAGAGAAAGCCCCAGCACAGTGTTTGGTATCAGCACTCCCGGACGTCCAATCTATCAAGGCGGACTTGATGAAAAAGACATCAAAGCCCGGGTAGCGTCAGGAGCAGTCAACCTGGCTGACACAAAAATTGAAGGACGTCGCGGCGGCCATACATTGGTCATGGACGATGGTGATCTTCAGGGCGAAGACAATTTAATTAGAATAAGAACCAGCAAAGGCCATCAGATCACCATGAGTGACGATGCTGATTGCTTTTATATTATTCACGCCAATGGATCAACCTGGTTAGAATTTGGCAGCGAAGGCACAGTGGATGTTTACTCTAGTAATTCAGTTAATGTTCGAACACAAGGGTCAATTAATTTGCATGCTGACAAAGACATCAACATCAATGCTGGCGAAAATTTAAACATTAGAGGAAAAAATGTCCAAATTGAAAGTCAAGGCATTATGGGGATTTCTAGTGTGGAAGATTTTAAAATATACAGCAAAGCCAAAATAGGAATTTTAGCTGACGGTGCAGTTGTTTTACAAGGTGCATCAGGGGGGTGGAAATGCAGTGGCGAACTTAATTTGCAAGCACAACCCATTAATCTCAACAGTGGATCGCCAGAAAACGTTGATGCAATCAAGCCCATCAAAGAATACAGTCTTGACGGGACACAATTCAATGGTGCATCGGGTTGGCAGGCGGAGCCAGGCGCAATTAAAACCATCGTGACTCGAGCACCCACACACGAACCTTATCCCTATCACAACAAAGGTGTGGCAGTTTCAGTTAACTATGATGGCGATACCCCTTCAACGCCTAGCCCTCAAGTAGAAGCCGCATTAGGTAATGCAGCCAGTGAGCCAGTAACAAACGCAGTTGACGCTGCCGCAGTGCTAGATACTCCGTTGGCCACCGCCAACGTTGGTAGTCTTGATAAAAATCAAGTAACTGGTTTGTTGGCCCAAGCTAAAACATCAGTTGGTCAGGCTGCAAATGCAGTGAGCACAACCAAAGGTATTGGCCAATACGGATTTCAGCCAGCACAGCTTGAAAGCGCAGGCTTTTTGAAACCTGGTGCTGGAAAAAGCATACAAGCACAATTGTCACAAGGCAAATCTCTTGGCACTATTTTAGCGTCACCAACATTATGGTCAGGTAAAAATGGAGTAGTTGGACTACCGGCAATACTCAGCAATCCAGGATTACAAAATACCATGCAACAACAATTTATGAGCACTACATTAACTGGCATGAAAGCTGCCGGATTAGTCACTGGAACTGAAGCTCCGCAACAACTGTCGGGCTTGGTACAAACAGCAACAAAATTTGGCGTAGCCGCTGCCGGGTCTTTTGTTAAAGGCGTTGCACCCGCTGATTTAAACAAAGCTATATCTGCCACTATTAAAAGTGCACAATTTGCTACAAATTTTGTAACAAATAAACTAGCTGGACTTACTGGCGGTAGTAGTGTAGCAGAGTCAGTGTCGGGCACAATAAACCGTGCCTCAATTGACAAAACCCTGATCAACGCACTAAACGATACCAAGGTCCCGGCACCTATTTTTAAGCCAACTGACCGATCTGACAATGCATAAATATCACTATGCCTGCATTTATTGGTTTCAACACTATTAATCAAAATAAAAAATTCACGTTGACTGACTTTGCTCTAGTCAAACGTGATTTATCAAACGCCCTCAATATCCAACAAGGTGAACTAGTCGGCCGTCCAGGGTACGGCACTGTTATCTGGAGTTTCATATTTGAGAATCAAACTCCAGAGACAGTGACAAAAATACTAGCAGAGCTTCAGCGTGTAGCTGGCGGAGATCCTAGAATTTATATTTCAGACGCTAATGTATACCCACAACAAAACGGTATGTTAATAGAGCTACAGGTTCAAATTGTACCAAGTTCTACAGCCGAGCGACTGGCCATTTTCTTTGATCAAGAATCTCGCCGTGCCAGCTTCATCTAAAACTATGTAGATAATTGGGGTTATAAATACAATGTACAGTGAGAAACTATGGCTAAAACAACAAGACAAACCGCAATATTTGGTGTAGAAGATTGGAAGAGGCTTTATCAAACCTATCGTGAAGCTGACTTTCAAAGTTATGATTTTGAAACCCTGCGAAAGAGTTTTGTTGATTATCTCCGACTTTATTACCCAGAAACTTTTAACGATTATATTGAAAGCAGTGAATTTATTGCACTGCTGGACGTCATGGCTTTTATGGGACAAGCCCTGGCATTTAGAAACGACTTAAACACACGTGAGAACTTTTTAGACACAGCCGAACGCCGTGACAGCGTGGTGCGTTTGGCAAACTTGGTCAGCTACACACCTAAAAGAAACACTGAAGCGCAGGGTTACTTGAAGGTTGTTTCGGCTAGCACCACTGAAAATATTACAGACTTTAATGGTATTAACCTAGCCAATATCACAATTGATTGGAATGACGCCACTAACTCAAGTTGGTTAGAGCAGTTTACATCAATCATGAATGCCGCATTTATTGACAGTCAAAAATTTGGTCGTCCAGGTAACCGTCAGGATATACTAGGCATTGAGACCAGCGAGTACACAATTAATCTTATCCCTGGTTATTTGCCAATTATTCCCTACACATCTGTGGTGGATGGTGTAAACATGCCGTTTGAAGTTGTGAGTGCAACCACAATTGGGAAAGAATATGTCTACGAGCCAGCACCAAAACCCAATGGTGCATTCAACGTATTGTATCGCAATGACGCACAGGGATTTGGCAGTGCAAACACTGGATTCTTTTTCTTGTTCAAACAAGGCGTATTGCAAAATCAAGACTTCAACTTGTCTGAAGCAATTCCTAACCGCACAGTAAACATTAACATTGAAGGTTGTAACCAAGAAGATCATTGGCTTTACAAACTTGATGATGTTGGTAGTATTTCGAGCGAGTGGATTTATGTTGAAAATATTTTTGCCGGTGCAGTCGAACAACTTGCGCCAGACCAACGTACATTATATTCTATCACCAGCCGAGCTAATGATCAGATTACACTGACATTTGGTGATGGTGTGTTTTCCAGTGTTCCTGTGGGCACTTTCCGTACCTATGTTAGATCCAGCAACGGATTGCAGTACATCATTAATCCTGAAGAAATGCAAAACATTTCAGTGCCAATCAGCTACATTAGTCGTTCGGGCAGACTGGAAACATTGACTCTTACTTGTGGTATCACACAACCGGTGACTAACGCACAGTCTAGAGAAAACATCACAGAGATCAAGCAACGTGCTCCTGCACGTTACTACACACAAAATCGTATGGTCAATGGCGAAGACTACAACAACTTCCCATTCACCAAATACAACTCAATTATCAAGAGTAAAGCAGTTGATCGTGCTAGCACCGGTACATCTAGGTATATTGACCTAACAGATCCCACTGGAAAATATTCTAGTACCAATATATTTTCCAGTGACGGAGTAATTTACGAAGAAAATGTTTTGCCTACTTTTAATTTTAATTGGGTAAATCGTAACGAGATTGTTGATACCATTACCAACTCAGTGGAACCACTTGCATCCAGCCGAGGTATGTTGCAATTTTACTATGCTAACTTTCCAAGACCTCCATTGACCGTGTTGAGTGCTGGATGGAATCAAACCACAACAATTAATAATCAAACCACAGGATATTTTTACAGCGGCACAGCCAGCAATCCGTTGCCAATTGGTGCTTACACTAATAATAATGCTCAATATATTACACAAGGTAGCTTGGTAAAATTTGTACCGCCTGCTGGTAAATTCTTTGATGCAAATAATAGACTGCAGACCGGAATACCAGTTCGCGCTGATGAAAAAATGGTAATATGGGCCACAGTTGAGGCAGTGGTGCTTGATGGTACTGCACAGGGACTTGGCAACTTGCCAGATGGGATAGGGCCAGTTGCATTGAACAATTTTGTGCCATCTGGCGCTTTGGCACAACTAGTGATTCCAAAGTTTATCAATGTGTTGCCTTTAGAAATTAAACAAAGCATGATTCAACAAATTGAGCTTTATCGAAATTTTGGTCTTGGCTACAACAATTTAACTGCTAGCTGGTATCTTATAACTAGTACAAATCTCAATGCTGAATATGCTGGACATCCGGCACCTTTTAGCAGAACCTACGCACAAGATACTTCTGGACAAAATTTAGATGCGTCCTGGCTAGTGCAGTTTTTAACTGATGGATCTAACTATGTGGTTAGTTCTAGATCATTGCAATATAAATTTGCCAGTGTTATACAAACAAGATTCTTCTTCAGCACCAGCAGTGAAGTCTATGACAGCAAGACTGGATTAGTAATCAAGGACTTTATAAGAGTGTTAAAAACCAATTCAAGACCAGATTCTAATGAGCCATTACCCACTGACGTTACCATGGATATAATTGGCCAGCCAATTGAAAGCGATGGATTTGTAAACGACTATGAAGTTGTTGTGAGTTACCGAGACAGTGACGCTGATGGTGTTGCAGACAACCCAGACTTTTTTGATGATCTGGTGGCCCCAAAAGTCAACGCTTCTTCCAAGCTGACGTTCTTCCAGCTGACCACAGACTTTGATGATCTTGAAAGATATTTGCCAGTTGAACCAGGAATAGTCAATAGTTCGTTGACAACATTGGATGCAATTGAATTAGTTAAAAGCGAGTACATCAACGGACAAATATTTTATGCATACCAAAGTAAATTGTTCTACCAATTGCAAGTCACTTTGGTCAATGGTATCTTTCAAAGAACAATAATTCCTCGCACAGATTTTCTTGCGCAAGTGGGCCGCAACTCATTGTCATTCCAATACCGACACAATAGTTCACTGACCAATGTCATTGATCCCGGAACTTCAAATATCATTGACATGTATCTTGTGCCACAAGCATATTACACTGCTTATCAAAACTACATTAAAGATACCACTGGCACCGTGCCAGAGCCTAGTGCACCTACCATCAATGAATTGTCGCAAGACTATTCAAGTCTCAATAATTATAAAATGGTCAGTGATAATTTAGTGCTAAACTCAGTAATGTTCAAACCATTATTTGGCGCCAAGGCACCCACACAGTTGCGGGCCACTATTAAAGTTGTCAAAGCCCTTAACACAACTGCCAGCGACAGCGAAATCAAGAGTCAAGTTATTTCTAATATCAATAGTTACTTTAGTATTGACAAGTGGGACTTTGGCGATACATTCTACTTCTCAGAGCTGAGTGCATATCTACACAAACAATTGGGTTCAATTATTAGCTCAGTGGTGATTGTACCACTTAACCCATTAAAAACATTTGGCGACCTGTATGAGATTAGAAGTGCACCAAACGAGATATTTGTCAGTGCTGCCACTGTGGCAGACATTGAAGTAATAAGCGCATTGACACAGAGTAATATACGTAGTCAAACCAGTGTGGCCGGGCTTTATCCAGTGACCACAGTGGGTGCGCCAGGTAGTACAATTGGACAAACCGGCGGGAGCAGTTAAGAATGGCATCAAATAAGACAGTAAATTTACTTCCAGAAATTTTTCAAACAACTACAAATAAAAAATTTCTTGCAGCCACTTTAGACCAGTTAACACAAGAACCAAATTTTAAACGTTCACAGGGATATGTTGGACGCAAAGTTGGTCCAGGAGTTAACCTCGCCAACAACTACATCACTGAACCTACTAAAACTAGATCTGACTATCAATTAGAGCCAGGCGTAACGTTTTTAAAAAATGGAACCAACACCGCCGACGATGCTATCACCTACCCAGGAATGATAGATGTTTTAAAATTACAAGATGCCGATGTTAGTCGACAAGATCGTCTATGGCAGAGCCAATATTATTCGTGGGACCCGTTCTGCGACTTTGATAAATTTTCTAACTACAGTCAATACTATTGGTTACCCAACGGCCCACTGTCAGTGGACGTTAGCACAACTGAAATACCACTCACTGATGATTTTGCAGTTACTCGTAATACGCTAACTTATGAATTTAGTGGCTTACCTGGCACCAATCCAATTATTACGTTGGCAAGAGGTGGAAATTACAATTTTGTAGTTAACCAACCAGGTCACAATTTTTGGATACAGGCTGCACCCGGAGTGGCAGGCCGATTGCCGTATGCACCAAACATCAGCAGTCGTGATGTTTTTGGCGTAGTCAACAACGGAGAAGATCAAGGGGTTGTAGAATTCTATGTACCTTTAAAAACAGGGCAAGATTTTTATTACACCCTAAATCAAATTGGCCCAGTTGATTTAGTCTGCAATTTAGAATTTAATCAAATCAACAATATCTATGTGTCTGCATTTTTACAACAATTTCCTGATGGAATTGACGGAATCACACAGCTTGATGGGCTTAGTTTGATTTTTACTAACACTATTCAAGGTGCCGAAGAAGGTGGCTGGCAAATTACCACACAATATGATCCGTTGCCCAGTGATGCACAACCGGGCGCTATTGGCACATTTGACAGTGTGTTATTCGATCAGACCACAGATATAAACGTAATCACGCAAAGATACAGTGTATGGCGTATAAGTTATGTGTATGACAATGATGGGCAACCGTTTATCACACTTAGCTCGGTAACGCAAGTACCAAACCTGTCAAGATTTGATATTAGATACGGGCAGACCAACAGTAGCACACAATGGTATAAAAATGCGTCTGGCTATTACCAGCAAGTGCCTTTGCTTACTGCAACACTGGATACATTGTATTATCAAGACAGCACCAATCCAGAAATTTTTGGAGAGATTCGTCTAGTCGATGCCGAAGTCACACAACCAGTTGACTTTGATGAAATCATTGGTGCAAAAAATTATATCAGCCCCAACGGTGTAAAATTTACAAATGGACTTAAAGTTAAATTTCGTGGATTAACTAATCCAGCACAATTTCAAAATATTGAATTCTATGTTGAAGGTGTAGGAACAGGGCCTGGTCGAGAATTGCGTGTTGGGTTTGTTGATGGTGAGGCCTATTTTGGGCTATCGCATCTTTATCAAGGCCAAAAAATGACTGGCGGCAGCCACACTGGCGAATTTCAACAGTATATCTATGACACTGTTGCCGAAAGCTTGCTCAATATTGGAGCCGGGGGTCCAGAAGGTGCTCCGATGCCAGGCACATCTGTCCCAGGCGCGGCTCTTGGGAATGGTATTAAACTAATACCAGTAACCGAATTAATTACCCCAGAAGTGTATATCAAGACACTCGATGCAAGCCCCAATGCTCCGTTGATTCCTGATTATTTGACAATTAATCGAGCCAGCATGGATAGAAACGCTTGGGCCCGTAGTAATCGTTGGTTCCATATTGATGTAATTAATTACAGTGCTGAACTGAATAATATTACTCCAACGGTTGATAACAACCAACGAGCTAAACGCCCTATTATTGAATTTCGAGCTGATACAAGTTTATACAATTTTGGAACACAAGGTAAGCGCCCAGTAAACATCATTGACTTCAATGAAACCGATGCACTTAGTAACATCAATGGAACAAGTGGATACGGTATTGATGGCTATTCGTTTGTTGAAGGTACCTTGGCAATATTTGCTGCCGACTCTGACCAGCAAGTTAGAAATCGCATTTATGAAGTAAGGTTTATTGATCCCAACAACACTGGCACCCCAATCATTGACCTAGTGCCATTGCCTGGCGGCCTGGCCTTAATGAACCAAACTGTGGTTAGTACCAATGGTACAACTCAGAAAGGTCTAAGTTATTGGTTTGACGGAATGGCCTGGCAAAGTGCGCAACAGAAAACCAGGGTTAATCAAGCACCATTATTTGATGTTTATGACACCAACGGAGACAGCTTTGGTGACCGAGCAGTATATCCCAGCACCACCTTTGTCGGGAGCAAACTTTTTGGATATGCCGAGGGAGAAACAGCCGTACAAGATGATGTGTTGGGATTGTCTTTAAAATATTTTAGCATCAACAATGTTGGTGATATTGTTTTTTCTAACTATTTTTACAACGACACTTTTATCTATGTTAAAAATAATGTAAGCACTACCACTGCAATTAGCACAGGATTTGCAAGACAATACATTGATCGAGTATCGTTCTCCAGTGAACTTGGATGGCAGCCGGCAGCGGCCACATCTCGCAGCCGACAAATTTTTAGATTCGTCAATGATGGATCTCCGTTGGTGCTAGATGTTCCAGTGGACCAACTTACAATTTTTTCACCAATACAAATTTTTATAGATGGCATTTATCTTGACCCATTAAGATACACCTATACAGTTTCCAGCACAAACACAACTATAACATTGTCATCATTGGTGGCACTAAACTCGGTGATTGAAATTCAAGCCTTGAGCAATGTTGCTAGTCAGATTGGCTTTTATCAGATTCCATTAAATCTTGAAAACAATGCAATAAACGGCAACAGTACAGAATTTACACTAGGCACTATAAGAACCCATTATGAAACTATTGGGCAAAATTTGCGCAACATTGTTGGACCAATAACTGGTGCAAATAATACTCGCGATCTTGGAGAACTGGTACCTTACGGAACACAAATAATACAAAATTCTGCCCCGTTGGTATTGCCAGGAGTATTCTTGCGCCGCCAGCAGTTTGAGTTGTTTAATTCTTTGGAGTTTAACAGCCAAGAATACAACAAGTACAAAGCGTTGTTGATAGATTATGCATCAAATGGTGACTTTGTAAATCTCACACCAACTCAAGTTTTGGATGCGTCAATACAAGAAATTACGTTGTCTCGTAGTAGCATTTTTCCGTTCTATTGGAGCGATATGCTTCCAGCTGGAGAAACATATACTGAGTTAACTTACACGTATAGTTTAATCAGCACTAATACATTCACCACCAATCAAGTCTACGATTTTACACAAAGTAACTTCAAAGCAATATTAGTGTATGTCAACGGTAACATTCTCACCAAAGGATACGAATACACTGTGCCTGCTGATTCAGCCAGCATTATCATTACAATTCCATTGGTGGTAGGTGACGTAATAACCATAAGAGAATATGCTACTACCTACGGCAGTTATGTGCCAAATACACCAACAAAGATGGGTTTGTATCCAGCATACGAGCCTAAGATTTTTTACGAGGAAACCAGCAGTCAACCAACTCTAGTCATCCAGGGGCACGATGGCAGCATCACTGTGGCATTTGGTGATTTCCGAGATAATGTATTATTAGAATTTGAAACAAGAATTTTTAACAATTTAAAAATTAATACCACGGTGCCGTTGCTGGCAGATGATGTTACACCAGGGCAGTTCCGAACCACGGATTACACACTTGAAGAAATTAATTCTATATTGTTGCCTGACTTTTTATCTTGGATCGGTAGCAATAAATTAGACTATACCTCACAAAATTATTCGCAAAGCAATCCTTTTACTTACAATTATAGTCAGAGTAGTAACCGACTTGATCAGCAACCACTGTTGGGTGCTTGGCGCGGCAACTATCTTTATTTTTATGATACCACTACTCCTAATACAACGCCCTGGGAAATGCTGGGATTCACTCAACAACCATCATGGTGGGCATCTCGATATGGTCCTGCCCCTTATACGTCTGGTAACTTGGTGTTGTGGGGCGATTTAGAAAGAGGATATATTGCAGATCCTGTGAACCCTAGAGTTGATCCTCGATATGTCCGCCCAGGGTTACTAAATGTAATTCCGGTTGGCACAGAAGGAGAACTACTCAGTCCATTATCGGCTGTGGTGGGTAACTACGATACCACCACATTCCGACGTAGCTGGACGTTTGGGGACGACGGCCCAGTTGAAAATACCTGGAGATCTAGCAGTGCTTGGCCGTTTGCAGTTATGCGCTTGTTGGCGTTAACCAGGCCGGCTAAGTTTTTTGGTTTATTTGCAGACCGCGATCGTTACGTATATGACGAGGGTATTGGTCAGTATTTGTGGGAAGGAAGATATCGTCTCCAAGCCAGCAATCTGGCACCATTATATGGCAACGGTGTTAGCCGTGCAAGTTATATAAACTGGATCATTGATTACAATCAACAACTAGGAGTCAATGGTAGTAACGACCTAACCACACTATTGAGTAACCTAGATATTAGATTGTGCTGGCGCCTAGCATCATTCAGTGACAAACGATATTTAAAATTATACACCGAACGATCAACACCAACTGGGTCAAATGCCGGCTTGTTGTTGCCAGACGAAAGCTATGGATTATTGCTTTATAAAAACCCACCGGTACAACAGGTATCTTACAGTTCAGTAATAGTTCAAGTAACTGACACAGGATGGGCAGTTCAAGGATACAACGGCTTAGAAAATTATTTTGAAATATTAGCATCCAGGGTAAATGGAAAAACACAGACACTCAGTGCCGGAGGATCAACAGAACAGGTTCCTGTTGAGTACACCAATACTATTGTTCGTGTTCCTTATGGATTTGTGTTTACTAACCGATCAGCAGTTTGCGATTTCTTGCTCAGTTATGGTAAACTGTTGACTGACCGAGGATTTGTGTTTGATCGTACTGAAAATGGCTACATCATGGATTGGGTACAGATGGCTCAAGAATTTTTGTATTGGAGTAATCAAGGCTGGGCCGAAAACAGCATTATTAATCTAAACCCTGGTGCAAATTCAATTAGCATTACCACACCAGGACTGGTTGCAGAAAGTCTACAGCCGGTAAAACTAAGCAACGTTGTGCTGAATCAAAATAGGCAAGGAATCTCTCCAAATAATCTTGTAATTGATCGCTTGGAAAATACCTTCACTGTAAACAGTTTAACTAGTGATACTATTAACTTTTTAAATCTAAGATTTACTGCATACGAGCATTTGATTGTTTTAGACAATCGTAGTATATTTGCAGATTTAATCTATGACCCCATAACTGGTGGCCGTCAGAGTCGAATTTTGATAGCAGGATGGTTAAGCGGGGACTGGAACGGCACTGTAAATGCGCCCGGATTTATTCTTAATCAAGCTGGTATCAATGAATGGGTACCAAATCAAAAGTACACTAAAGGTGAAATTGTCAAGTTCAAGGACCAGTATTGGAGCGCGGCCACAATTATTCAGCCCACAGCAACGTTTGATTTTTCAGCCTGGATCAAAAGCGATTATTCAGAAATAATGCAAGGACTATTGCCAAACGCTGCCAATGACAGCAACCAGTTGGCGCAGTCATACAGCGTGTATGATGCCAACTTAGAAACTGAGGTTGATTTGTTTAGTTACGGCCTAATAGGTTTTAGGCCACGTGAATACATGGCTGCATTGAATCTTGATGACGTCAGTCAAGTACAGCTTTATCAACAATTCTTGGGATCTAAAGGAACTAGACCTAGTTTAGAAATTTTCACATTTGCAGACCTTGGTAAAGAAACTGCACAGTATAATCTTTATGAATACTGGGCAATGTTACGAAGTGTCTACGGCGCAAATGCCAACAACAGTTTCTTTGAAGTTTTACTTAATGAAGCAAAACTCCCCAGCGACCCAAGTTTGATACAAGTAATACAGCCTGGTACCGAATCAGCCGCAGACCAAACAGTATTTGTTAATGATATTTGGAAAAGCAGTTACAAGATTACTTCTCCCAACATCTTGCCCACCACCACGGCATCCCCCACTGATGTTGGATTCCCATCAGCAGGATACGTAAATCTCAATGACGTTGACATAACACTGTTTGACTTGACAAACCCATCAGACGCAAACAACTCACTTGATAAAATTGGAGTTGGAACCACATTATGGGTTGCTCGAGTAAATGCCTATGATTGGGAGGTATATCGGGCCTCCGGAGTTTCAAGTACCATTGTTCAAGTTGAAGATAACTTAGATGGCGCAAGCATAGTTACATTTGCCGAAGACCATGGTCTATTGGCAGGTGAAATATTAATCATCAAGAATTTTGATGCTGAAATAAACGGTTTTTATCGAGTAAAGTCAGTACCAACACTTAATACACTCATCATTGACTATGCCTTTGTCGGAGAAAGAACCTTTGTTAATGGGATCGGGCTTGGATTGACGTTGCAATCAAGTAGAGTTGCACAACCATCTGACATTATTGGATTACCATATGCAAATCAGTTGCTGCCAGGGATCAAAGTTTGGGTGGACAACAATGGAAACGACCGTTGGACAGTGCTTGAAAAAATAGATCCTTTCTACCAAGCAGCCACAATTGTTCCAATCACGCAAGAAATACACAGCGAATTTGGCTACGCTCTTGCACAAGGTTTTGAAAATCTTAGTGCTATGGTTGGAGCCCCGGGCTACAACCCGTCAGAGTTAGCAACTGACCCGGGTGCAATTTATACCTATGTGTTAACTGACCAGAATGTTTACGAACAAAATGCAATCATTGAACTCAACGCCACTGGCGCGGCCAGATACGGCAGTGCAGTTGACATTGGTAATCAGCAATGGGGTATTGTAGGCGCCAGCGCCAGTGACAACTACCTGGGATATGCCACACCAATTTATGTGGCTCCTGGTAGCCCTGTATTTGAACAACGACAATTGTTGCTGCCACCTGATCAAGACTTCAACGTTGCCGAATTTGGTCATGCAGTGACTATCAGTAAAAATGAACGTTGGATGTATATTACCGCACCGGCACACAACAAAGTGTATGCATATACTCGAGTTGATGTGCAACGACAGACAGTTGAGTACATCACTGATGGTGTAACAACCACTTACCTTTGGATCAATGATATTGTTGTTGATTACGCACTGCCAGAACAACTAGTGTTGGCCTTGGACAATAATCTCTTACAGTATGGAATTGATTACACCGTTGACAGTACATCAATAACTTTGACGGATATTCCCGAAGCTGGCAAAGTGCTAATTATTTCACGTAGATCTATAGTACAACTTGACCAGCAAACTTACTACAATGTTGAACAAGATAGTACCACAGGAATTGGTAGCAATGCACAATTTACTGTGAATCGTGTACGCGGCGAATACTATGTTCAATTAACATCACCAGGCGAAGATTATCAAGCACTTGATACCCTTACTATCAATGCTGCCACTATTGGTGGCGGCTCTAGCCCTGCCAACGATTTAGTAATAACTGTGCAGAGTATTGGAGTTGGTGGTGCAATCATTGAGTCCAGCCCACTTGGCTGGACTCAATCAGGCTCGGGAGTTTCTAATACTTACGAGTTTGCGTTAAATCAATATTTGTACACAGCAACAGACATTTACTCATTCACTGTCAAAGTTGACGATCAGTTGTATCGACCACACCTAGATTATGACTTTAACAGCGACAGTTCAATTATTGATCCTCACATCCTGGTATTCAATACAGTGCCACCAGCTGGTGCAACAATTTTAGTAGACAGCAACACTTATTTTAGTTATGTAAACACACTAACTGTTCCTGGACTTGACATTGAATTAAGATTTGGCGAGAGTGTAGCTTGTACTACAACTGGAAATCAAATCATGATTGGTTCACCAAATACTCGTCCCAAGGACGAGTATGGAGAAGTTTATGTGTTTGATAGAAACATTGAACGATTTATTGTTATTGATGACACGCAAACTAACTTTTACCCAGTTAACAGCCTGGAAGATCCTGGATTTGTGGCAGTGACAGTAAATGGTGAGTTCCTGGTAAACACCGCAATGAACATTGGCGGTACATTCACTGTTGACACTTCGGACTTGTCAAATCAATTTGTAACTATTACTGCACCACTTGCTGTTGGCGATGTGGTACAGATTGAAACAAATCAATTTGTACAATTGCAAGCAATTACATCTGCTAATCAAACAGATGCTGCGGAATTTGGTGCAAAAGTAGATCAGTGTGCAAATGACTGTAGTTTGTATATTTCATCACCGGGAGACTCGGCAATTTTGCCGGAAGCTGGCAAGGTTGAAGTTTATAGAAATCAAGCAAGACTATACGGAACAATTGAATCCACAATTGCTAACCCAGCACTGACTGCTGGAGATTACATACGAATTGACAACATGTTTGTGGCAGTTCCGGCCGCACCCAACAATACTGTTAGCGGTCTAGTTAATGCTATAAACACCACACCTTACTTAACTGTAACACAATATTACATTGGTGATCGAGTTTCGTACAATGGACTTTGTTACATTGCCACAAGTGCTACTCTTGGAAACGATCCAACAAACACAGTGTATTGGACACAGTCAGAATTTATTCCCAACGTTGGGGCAGTGCTAACTGCTGATTTAATTCTAGAAGGCGATGGAACTACCACAGTATTTGATGTTGGTACCATTTATTCTGCGGCATCAAGTTACACAACAAAAGTGTATGTAAACAATGTATTGCAAACATACGGAGTTAATTACACCTACGACAATAACACAAAGCAAATTACATTTGCTGCCGGGTCAGTGCCATTTAACACAGCTGAAATTTTAATTGTGTCTGGACGAATGATAGTGACTGTTAAAAATATTAATTCAGCGCAACCAGTCAACAAGTTGTCAGTGTTGCCAGGCCAAGGCACTGTGTTCTTTGATCTGGGAGTCAATGTGTACGCCTGGCAACAAGAAATCACAAGCCCAGATCCACAAAGTTATGCTCATTTTGGACTAGGACTGTTTGTCAGTGACGATGCTCTTACTTTGATGGTGGGCGCACCCAACGGAAGCACAATTGCACCTACCATATTTGACAACAATACTACAATATTTGATGTTAAGACAACACAATTTGCAGATCCTATAATACAAAGTGGCGCAGTTTATTCTTATGATGTGTTGTCGGCAGTCAATCCTTCAGTGGACAATCCTCCACTGTTGGTGTTTGGACAACAGTTCATTAACAGTGATGTTCAGACCCTAGATCAATTTGGTGCCGCTATTGATTATACCACTGGCGTGTTCTTGATCGGCGCACCGGGCAGTGACATTGGAGATAGTAGCCAAGCAGATTTTGGAAAAGTTGTACAGTATTACAATGATTCACATGGACCGGCTTGGGCACCAACTAGAATACAAGAGCCCACAGTTGACATTGCACTGTTGAACACAGTATTTGTCTATGATTTAGTAACCGGCACACCCAATCAATACCTGGATTATTTCAATCCACTTCAAGGTCGTTTGTTAGGAGCAGTGCGGCAAAACTTGAATTACATTGGTGCAGTTGATCCGGCTGCCTACAACGCCGGAGCAATCAACAACTACGGCATGCGTTGGGGACAACCACAAGTTGGACAACTGTGGTGGGATACTTCTTTTGCTAGATTTATTGATCCCAACCAAGACGATATTGTATATGCAAGTCGACGATGGGGACAATTATTCCCTGGTAGTTCGGTTGATGTATATCAATGGATTTCAAGTACAGAGTTGCCAATAAACTACACTGGCGAAGGCACAGTTTACAGCGCAGATAGCTACGTTGAAGTAACCATGCTCAACGAATCAGGATTTTTAAATACTGAATATTTCTTCTGGGTCAAAGGTATTCGTACTATTGCCACCAACGCAGGAAAAACGCTGAGTGCCACTACATTATCTCAATACATTGAAAGTCCAAGGAGTAGTGGCATAAGCTATATTGCACCTATCAATGCAAATACTGTGGCCATTTATAATTCTTTACCATATATTTCTGCACAAGATACAGTGTTGCATATTCAATTTGATAAACAAGCAACTACTGCCGCTGTGCATGCAGAGTATCAGCTAATTGCACAAGATAGACCAGAAAGTTTCCTGGATCCAGCATTGTACAGAAAACTGCTGGACAGTTTAACTGGGGCAGACTTGTTTGGTCGTGCAGTACCAGACCCACTGTTAAGCCCAAGCCAACGTTATGGCGTTGATTACCGCCCACGCCAAAGCATGGTGGCAAATCGATTCTTGGCGTTACAAAATTATATAACTCGTGCCAACTCGGTGCTGGCAGAATATCCTATTTCTGAAACTAGAAAATTCACTCTACTAAACAGCAGGGAATCTATCCCGCCTGCACTTGAAATAGTAGATGGCAACACTGTGACAAATTGGAATTTACAAGTAGCCAACTACGAAGAATTGTCTTATCAAAATCTTAATGCGGTAGCAATTGGATACAAATATCTTGTGACCAGTGACAGCACAAATAACGGCTTGTGGACAATCTATCAGACTGTCACGGGCAGATTGCCAGGTAGTGTATTTTTAGAGTTAATTCGAGTACAAAATTATGATACTAGAAACTACTGGAGTTACATTGATTGGTACCGACCTGGCTATAACCCGTTGACACGTATACTAATTAAAGTACCAAATCGTTCTGCACTGGATACAATAACTGTGCCCAACGGAAGTTCTGTAGAAGTTTTAGCCAATGCGCAAGGCAAAAAAGAAATTTATTTGCGTGATAATGGCAACTGGGTCCGAGTAGGCCTACAGGACGGCACAATAGAATTGTCAAATGCACTCTGGGACTACACACTGGGAAGATTTGGGTTTGACACTGAAGTGTTTGACGCTCAATACTTTGATGAGGCGCCAGTAACCGAAACTAGAAAAATTCTAGAAGCCATCAACGAAGAATTGTTAATTGACGAACTGCTGATTGAAAGAAATCGCTTATTGGTATTGATGTTTAATTACATTCTCAGCGAGCAACGCTCGACATCCTGGTTGACTAAAACTAGTTTGATTGATGTGGACCATGTAATTCGAGAATTGGTGCCATATCCAATTTACCGACGTGACAACCAAGACTTTGTTTTAAACTACATCAACGAAGTCAAACCTTATCACGTGCAAATACGAGAATTCAATCTCAAATATCAAGGGTTAGATAGCTATCCAGGTTCAATTGTTGACTTTGATCTTCCTGCTTATTGGGATCCGTTACAACAGTTGTTTATTAGCCCAGTATTAGATAACACCGGGACATTGAGTACAACTTCCAGCGTTCCAAGTACTTCGTCAACTTGGCAAACTTTTCCCTGGAATCAATGGTATCAAAATTATTTGTTGAGTATCCAATCAGTGACAGTTGTTAATGGTGGGTCAGGCTATACCAGCCCACCGGTGGTAACTGTAACTGGTGATTGTGTGCAACAAGCAGTGATGGTGGCACAAATAAACAGTACCGGCAGGGTTACCAGCATTAATGTCATTGATCCAGGTCTCGGTTACAGCACCACAGCCACAATCACACTAAGCGAAGGCAACGGGTCGGGAGCCACAGCAGTGGCAGTAATGGGCAACCAACAAGTCCGCAACATTTTAACAACAATGCGATATGACAGGTACCAATATACCAGCAATGTTTTAGAATGGCAAGCCAATGTTGATTATGCAACTGGTACCTTGGTAAGATATGATAACCGTGTATGGTCAGCTGTTGCCACAGTTAATAGTGCATCTTTTGACCCCGAGCAATGGACTTTGATTGCTGCCAGTGCATTGAGCGGGGTTGACCGTACCATGGGTTATTATGTTCCAAGGGTCAACGAACCCGGACTTGATCTTGCATTGTTGATTTCTGGTGTTGATTATCCCGGCGTGCAAGTGGCAGCTCCGGACTTTAATCGCGACACTGGCTATGATGTAGGAAATTTTGATATTGACCCATTTGATAATATATCTTATGGACCCGATGGCATACCCACCTACGATCCAGCAATTTTAGATGCAATTTACCAAAGCAACTTCACAGATCCATACCTGGGTATATTGCCAGCCCCAGCATATGATGGGAACCCACCAACCACTGGCCCGGCCAATGCAGTCACAGTCGACGGCGGCGCATTTGTTGACACATACGAAAGCCACGCACCAGAAGAACTGGTACCTGGTATAGTATACGACACACTGGACATGCGTGTGTATACAACACCTGGCGCAGATTGGCGCGGCCTGGGACACGGTAGTCCAGAAGCCAGCGTAAGTTACTTCTACGACTCAACAAACACAACATATTCATTTGCCAACTTATTGCCATTCCCAATGGTGGTACTTGCCTATAATGTAACTCAAGGTCTAGTAATTACTCCTACTTCTTATGATTGGGCAAATTATCAACTTGAGGTTGGCACCGGAGCAAGCAACGGTGATGTGATTACATTGGAAGTGTTTGCCACAGGTGGCGGCAACCAGCTCTGTAGCAAAACGTATCTTGGATCTGATATCATAGATTCTTCGGTGGTCATACCTTTCCCAGCTGACATGATTGATAGTTTTGCGATTTACAATGGCCAAACATATATTGCTGACACTGAATACACGTTAACTGCAATTGACAATTCATCTTCGCTGTTGACGTTTGATTCAATATACACAAGCTCAGATAGGATTACATTAACAGTGCTGGGTTACGCACCAACTGGAACCACTCACAGTTGGAGTTTGCCAGTAACACAAACGTGGATAGCCAACGGCGGGTTATCAGTTACGTTGACCAATAGTCTGCAGGGAACTAATCCAATAAATCTAATTGTAACACGTAATGGTGTACGAGCCAGGCCGTCAGAAAGTGCAAGGTATATTGGCGATAACGCACAGACTGTGTACAATTTGCCAAGCAATGGTGGATATAGCCAAGGCATAGTTGCCAACAATGATGTATCGGTTTACGTAAACGATACTGCATTAATTCTTGGCACTGGATTTATTGTAGATGCCTGGGACGGGTCAACTCTACGCACAGTGACACTAACAACTGCTCCTGCTGCCGGTTCAGTGGTGTTAGTTGCAGTAAGAACAGCGGCACAATATTGGGTGAATGGAAACATACTTGAATTTCAACCAGCAGCTGGCCTAATACCGCAACTTGGTGACATCATTGACATAACCACTTGGAATGACACATCAGAACAAGGATTGTTGACTCAAGTATTTGTTGGACCAAATACACAAGGCGAAATAATTAGCCAGGGCTACGACGAAACAGTCTACGATGATGCAACTCTGAACAACACTCTAGGAAGCTTTGATTTTAGTACAGGTATTCAAATTGTTACAAACATTTTTGATACTGGTCGCAACATTGACAATCCAGAAAGATTGACAGTTACACTCAACGGTAGATTCTTGTTTAGCGGTCGTGGATTCACCACCAGCGGAACCACAGTAATTGTTTCTGGTCCTGCAATTAATGCAAGTGATGTAGTGGTAATCACCAGCACAACTCAAAACGTAGTTCCAGAAGCAGTGGAATTTAGAATATTCCAAGATATGCGAGGAATTCAAAGCACATATCGAATGACTGCTGCCACAACTACTTTATTGTCACAAGCCTTATTGGCCACTGATGATGTGATACATGTTGTCAACGCCAGCGCATTGGCAGAACCCTATTTGGAACAAGGACTGTTTGGTCTTATTACCATCAATGGTGAGCGTATTTCTTATAGAACCAGAGATACTGCCAACAATACTCTAAGTGGATTGCGTCGAGGAACTGCTGGTACTGCGGCAGCCAACCACCTTGCTGACACAGCAGTCTATGACATTGGCATTGGAAATTATTTAGATCAAGCTTACCAAAATCAATATGTTGAATCAAACTATCTCGGTGATGGCAACACTACTACATTTGTTGCTGATTTTAGTTTACAAGATCTAACACTGTTTGATTCCACAGATCTTACTCTAGCAGTACAAGTGTTTGTGGGCGGAACGCTACAACTAACTGGTTACACAGATGATGTTGATGACTCTTCAGAGTCAGTTACTGTGACATTTGAAACAGCGCCAGATCAAGGATACCAAGTCACTATTCGAGTACGTCAGGGACTTGGATGGTACGGCCCAGGTTCTACCACTGCATATGACGGGGTTGGATTGCAATACACCGATACTCGAGCCGCACAGTTTTTGTGTGACAAATAACTGGAATAAATACTTGATGAATTTCAAAGATCAAAATATGCAAGAAAAACAACCAGAAGCCCGGGCTCGCGACAAAAAGCCTGATGATCTAGGCAACATACAAATTGATTGCCATATAAAGATCTATGACCCCAAAACTCAGCAAGTGCTGTTGGAGACGCGAGCATGATGCCAGTAATACCAGTATCAGTACAGGGATTTGTAAAAATTTACGATCCCAATGATGGCACCATTTTTGTTGATAAGAAAAACGCCATTCATTACGAAAACATGAGCATTGGCTTGGCCCAAAGCATTGCCAATAAAAACCTTGGATTTATCTATGCCATGGCGTTCGGCAACGGTGGATCAGCAGTGGACCCCACTGGAGTTATTACATACTTGCCGCCCAATACAATAGGGCAAAATGCTGATCTGTACAATCAAACTTACATTAAAGTAGTAGATGATAACTCTGCTGCCAATACTGATCCTTTGAGGAACAAAATTACAGTTTTACACACATCTGGGGAAATTTATACCGATGTGCTAGTATCTTGCTTGTTGGATTACGGTGAGCCAACCGGACAACAGGCATTTGATAACAGCACAAATTTCAATGGTGAATTTGTTTTTGATGAACTTGGATTAAAAGCCTGGGAAGGGTCCGCCGCAGAATTAATGTTGTTGACCCATGTGATTTTTCACCCAGTGCAAAAAAGCTTGAATCGTCAGATTCAAATTGACTATACTGTAAGAATTCAGACGTTGACTAACCTGAGTCTTGCATAAATATTAGCAGAAAATCTTGCAATAAATACTGACAGATGGAGTAATAAAGAATGGCATATACGATTAATCTTACCGATGGGAGCATATTTGCTACAATAGCAGATGGTACCATCAACACTGGTTCCAGCATGATTCTAGTGGGTAAAAACTACGCCGGTTATGGCGAGTTTTTGGATGAGAATTTCATCCACTTGCTTGAAAGTGGCTCAAACACTGTGGCACCCAGCGCACCACTTACTGGACAATTATGGTGGGATAAAACCAATAACGTGATGAAGGTGTACAACGGTACAACTTTTAAAGTTATTAGTGCCTCTACTGCAAGTTCTAGTGCACCATCAAGTAACGTTGCCGGAGACTTGTGGTTTGACACAGTTAACCAGCAGTTGAAAGTTTATAATGGTACTGCCTGGATCTTGGTTGGCCCGGCCAGCAGCTCTGGTCAGGGAACTTCTGGTGCAATTGTTACTACCGTAACAGACCAATCCCCGGGAGCACAACACGTTATTCTTCAATTTTACGTAAACGACACAATTGTTGGTATTGTTTCTAAAGATTCTACATTTACTCCACAAACGCCAATCACTGGATTTACCACAATTGGTCCAGGATTGCAACTTAGTTCTACAGTAAGCAGTGCATTGTTCCGTGGCACAGCCACTGACTCACAAACATTGGATGGACTAGACAGCACTGACTTTCTCCGAGCCAATACCAATGTGACCACTAGTGGTACAATTGGAATTTTAAACAACACCGGATTGTTTGTAGGCGCCAACCAAGACGCACAAATTGTAGTCAATGGTGCTACATCAGAAGTTACATTGCAAAATAGAACATCTGATGCCAATCTTTCAATCAAAGCTAACATTGGCGGTGTTGTTACATCTGTGATATCGGTGAATGGATCAACTGGTGTTGTATCTCTGCCAACTGTGTTGAATATCAATTCTAGTGCGGCAGCCACAGCAATTATCAACGCAGCCGGTAACGGAGTAGGCAACATTGGCAGTTCTAGCAGTTATTTTAATACAGTGTTTGCTAAATCAACCAGTGCACAGTACGCTGACGTGGCAGAAAGATTTGCTGCCGATGAAGTTCTTGATGCAGGCACAGTAGTTGAACTTGGCGGCGTTGCTGAAATTACAAAAAGCATCACTGATCTAAGCGAAAATGTGTTTGGCGTGGTAAGTACAAGAGCAGCCTATTTAATGAACTCTGGTGCAGGGTCAGACTTTACACATCCTCCAATTGCAATGACTGGACGTGTGCCAGTCAAGGTAGTAGGCGTAGTGCGCAAAGGTGATCGCCTTGTATCAGCTGGCAATGGAATTGCTAGGGCAGCACAATCAGGCGAAGCAACATCCTTTAATGTTATTGGTCGAGCACTAGTTGATAAACACAGCGTTGACCATGGTATGGTTGAAGCCATTGTAACAATAAAATAATAACAGGATAATAACATGACATATTCAAGCGGTGGGTTGATTCAGGCAGCAGACTACAATGGCTTTGCCAACGATGGTGCCAATAACGTAAATGCCATATGGAGCACTGGCTCTGGTGACAAAGGATGGGGACAAACAGCTATCACCACAGTAGCTGCCGCAGGTACTGTGACAGCTACTCAGTGGGCAACTTTGGTTGCCAACATTGCCACGGCAGGAACTCAAACTAGCTCAACCCTCACAGCAAGAACTCAACCCACAGCTGGTAGCGTTATTAGTGTGTTGTCCAACGTGGGCACTGATATTAATACAATTACGTTGAACAGAGGAAATGCAGCCGCATCAGGTTCAATTAGTTCAACTTGGACTGGAAGCACAGCAAAAACTTCATCAACCGGTTCGGGTGGCAGCGCCTGGACCATCACATTTACACACACTGTGACTTTTGCCGATGCCAACTCGGCACGTTACTTCTTCAATGCTGGCGGGTTAATACGCCTAGACTACAGCAAGACAAGCACAGGCACAGACAGTGATGCAGATTGGAATACACTGGCCGGGGAATGTGGGCAGATCTATTTTTCTGGACGTGTCAACGGCGCCTCACAAACCATTGCTGGTCAGGCCTACACAGGTACCACACGTTTGAATGGCACAGGCGGTACTCAAACCACACTGGCAACCACCACTGGTTATTACAACTTAACTGCTGGCGCAGGCGCAACAACCTTATTTAGACTAACTGATGATTCTGCAGCCTACACCAGTAACTATATTCAAACAACTGTGGCACTGAATGCAGGATCCACAGTGTTGACATTTGTGACCACCTGGGTCAATACCGCAGCCGGTGGCGCAGGACAGGATCGCGTTATTTCTGGCGGTACTGATACTGTAAGCCCATTCTCATCATTTGGTACAGCACCAACAACTCTTTGCCGATTTGTGCCACCATCAACTACCTATCTAACTCCCAGTTGGGGAACTCCTGCTGTGGCAGCCGCAATTACCTAATAGGTGGCTGGTTAACCAAAAGGGCCTGCAGGCCCTTTACTTTTGTCGGTAATTCCTGTATAATTAATCTATGAATACTGATGATTTAATCTCACAAAGTCGTGCTAGATTTGACCATGCAACAGCAAAGCGTGTGCTCAAAGAAAAGTACCAGGCCAAATTATTGTTTGCCTACAATGGTGGTATGTGGTGTGCTGGACCCGAGCTGTTGACGTTGTTACAGGCCATTCCAGTAGAAGATGAAATGGTAATTTTGGATCTATATGAGACACCTGTAAAAATCAATCCAAGTGAGCTACAATATCTAGCATTGGGACGTTGGCAAGAACAGATGACTGCATGGCTACTAGAGTATGAAACACTATCTAAAAATCGATGACAACTGGAGCATTAATTTTTGCCTTCAACAACGAAGAAACTGACTATGTATCCATGGCAGCTTGGTGTGCTAAAAATGTACGCAGGCATCTTGGCATACCAGTTGCGGTAGTTACAAATGTTGCAACAGCCGTTGGGTTTGATCATGTAATTTTGGTCGAGGCTGAAGCCGGGGGTACTAGATATTTTGAAGACTATGACGCCACTGTGACCTGGCACAACGCCGGGCGAGTTGATGCATATCATCTTTCACCGTTTGATTGCACGTTAGTACTGGATGCGGATTATGTAGTTGCCGGCAACAGTCTTAAAGTATTGTTATCAAGCCCAGAAGAATTTCTAGCACATCGCTGGGCCTATGATGTTACTGGTAACACTGATTTCTCAGAATATAATTTCTTTGGCGATCATCGCATGCCCATGTGGTGGGCTACAGTAATGATGTTTCGGCGGAGTGCTAGGACACAACAAATTTTTGAAATCATGACCATGGTCAAACACAATTGGCCACACTACAAACGATTGTATCGTAGCTCTTCAAAAGCCTATCGTAATGATCATGCTTTGAGTGTAGCACTTGGAGTTGTAAACGGTCATGCAGTCGATCATCACGGCATACCTTGGAAGTTGGCCACTTTAGAGCCAAAGCATAAAATAACGCAGACTGGTACTGACAGCTATCAAGTTGAATACATCGGTGCTACCGGACGACCACAGTATATACAACTGCACAATCAAGACTTTCATGCCCTGGGAAAACAACAATTGGGAGAAATCATTGCAAATAGTTGCTGAACGTGGGTATTTGATACCAGCTATTAACACTGGCACAATAGATTATGTTGCTTGTGCAGAGCAATTGGCCAACAGCATACGAGGCTGGCACCCGGCTGCCAACATAACTATTTTAACAAAAGAAATGTTACCACATGGCGACATTGGCGGCTTTGCCAATGATTGGCAATGTTTTTACGCTAGTCCTTATCGTCAGACAATTAAACTAGAAGCTGACATGATCGCAGCCAGCCCAGTTGATCATTGGTGGACCATGTTTGAAAAACGTGATGTTGTGGTTAGTCAAGGATGTAGAACAATCTATGATACACCTGCACAATCAAGATTTTATCGCAAGCTATTTGATAACAATCAATTACCTGATGTCTATAATGCAATAACATACTGGAGGCGCAGTGATACCGCCAGAGAATTTTTTGAACTAGTTCGCACAATATTTGAAAACTGGGATCAATATCAACTACTTCTCAAGTTTCCTGACAGCACACCCAGCACTGATGTTGTGTATGCCATGGCTGCTGTGATACTAGGACCAGAACGAGTCACCTTACCCCCAAAGTTTGGACCTAGTATAGTGCATATGAAACGCTACATACAGCCCACGCATACACAGGATTGGACGCAAGAATTGGTATGGGAATTAACCAATCCTGGATTGCGAATACATACTGTGGCACAACACGGATTTGTTCACTACCACATCAAAGATTGGCAGACCGCATGAGTCAAGAGACCACAGACAACTTTTGGCAAGCAATTAAAGAATTTCATTGGCCAGAGCCAGAGCCAATATTTTTTAGACTGTATTACAAAGAAGATGGTAGCCCCATAGTATACACCATGGAAGACTTGCCAGGTAATTACATTGATGTTGACCGTGACACTTATCAACTGGCATCCATGGAAGTACGGGTAGTTGACGGCAAACTGATAAAACTTGCACGACCCAAAGTCAACAAACTAATACCCAGTATCACTGGTACACACTGTCATCCGCAAGATGTGTGTGTGATTGTAGATCAATCCAATTATATTGCTTGGAGTTATAAATGAAACAAATTGACATTGCAGACCTTGACTGCATATATCTCAGCTATGACGAACCTGAAAGAGAAGAGTTTTGGGTAAAAATTAAAAATATGATACCTTGGGCAAAACGTGTGGGCGGAGTCAAAGGCAGCGATGCCGCACACAAGGCCGCTGCCGCTGCCAGCGACACGGAAAGATTTATTTTAATTGATGGCGATAATTTGCCAGACGAAAAGTTTTTTAATCTCACATTAGAACTGCCCAACGAAGAATGGGAACAAGCAGTGTTCCGTTGGCGTGCTCGCAATCACATCAATGGATTAATGTACGGCAATGGCGGTATTAGTTCCTGGACTCAAACATTTGTCAACAACATGCGCACACACGAGCACACAGATGGCACGGATGAAACCGCAGTTGAATTTTGTTTTGATCCCTTGTATTGGGCCATGCACGACTGCTATTCTACAACATATCCTAATCAAAGTCCTTTCCAAGCTTGGCGTGCAGGATTCCGTGAAGGTGTCAAAATGTGTCTGGATCGAGGTCGTAGGCCCAGTCTAAACGAGTTTCGAGATCGTGTGCACCGACGAAATCTTGATCATTTAACCATATGGCACAATGTTGGTAGTGATGTTGACCAAGGATTGTGGGCCATGGCTGGTGCAAGGCAAGGCACCTACATGACAATGTTGACCGACTGGGACTATAGAGAAGTACAAGACTTTGATGCACTATCTAGAATTTGGAACTCTTACGCTGACCCCACAGAAATTATACAACGCACAGCAGAACCCCTGCAACAACAACTAGATTTGTCTGTGGTATTTTTATATCCGGAACAAAGTAAGTTTTTTAAACATCACTATCTCAGTAATTGGCATAATCGTGGTGTTATGACTCGTGAGATTGATGTCATACGTGAACAGGAGGGCTGGTAATGCAAGAAAGCGATCCCAATGTTGCATATAGTTATGTAATGAAAAGTCACCCCAGGGGCCGCCTGGCGGCGCAACCTATAACGAATTCTTGCAATCGTCCATATAAAACGGTAGAAATTGATATGTTTACAAATTGCAATGTATGCATTTGTACGGGATGGTTGCCACGACCAGTTGGCAAGATAACTGACTTTGCTCGATTAGAAGATATATGGGATAACCCCCGAGCTCATGAAATTCAAAATGATGTAAAAGATAAAAAGTTTACATGGTGTGCTGTTGACCACTGTGGTGTTAAGCACCGCAGTATTAATGAACCACATTACCAGGTAATTTTTGCCATTGATGACAGTTGTAATTTACAATGTCCTAGTTGTCGTCGAGAAAAACGATTGTACGACTCTGGACCACTATACGAAGAAAAGTTGGCAGCATTTACACATGCTATTGAGCTGTTAAACAACTTTGAACCAAGGGTACATATACTATTATCGTGTAGCGGCGATCCTTTGGCCAGTTTAATATCTAGACCATTGTTACATTCATACCTAGGAAAAGATACACAAACGTTTACCTTGTTTACTAACGGATTATTGATAAAGAAACAGTTGCCCAGGACAGCATTGTTTGATAGAATAACTGAATATCGCATCAGCATTGACGCCGGGGCAAAAGAAGTCTACGAGAAAGTGCGACTTGGGGGTAGTTGGGAAACTCTAATAGAGAACTTTGAATTTTTGTATGATAACAATCTATCTCATCTAGTTAACTTAATGTTTGTTGTACAAAAAAATAATTTCAGAGATATACCAAACTTTGTTAATCTTATTAACAAATACAACTTCAGGGGGAATTTAACAAATCTTGATGATTGGGCGACCTGGAACTATGATCAAGTAGAAACGCCGGATACGTGGACCATAAAAAATGGTACGTATTTAGATAACAATGTTTTGGATCAAAATCATACTCTTTACGCTGAGTGCAAAGAAATTGTGCAATCAGTAAAACATGAGCCTAGACTATTATTATCTTCAAGGCTGCAATCTTTGTTAGGTATGTAATGGCGCATACAAAATCAGTGTTTCTAACAGCGGCTGAACAAATGCAAGAGAAGTTGGGTCCAGCATTATGCTTGGCTAAATGGAAACAAGTGAGTCTGCACCTGCCCACCGGGCTCAATAACTCGTGCTATCATCCACCCCTGCATCAAATACCTGTTGACGGATTAAAAGAAAATCCAGGACAGTTGCATAACACTCCGCATAAAAAACAACAACGACAAATTATGTTGCGCAATGAGCGGCCCACAGAATGCCAATACTGCTGGAACATGGAAGATTTGGGCAAACTCAGTGATCGACATTATCGCAGTGGCGAGCCCTGGGCCGCCGGCGACTATGATGTTATTAAAAACAGCACTGGTCTTGAAGACGACGTTATACCCACTTATGTAGAAGTCAACTTTAATCATGCCTGCAATCTCAAATGCAGTTATTGCAGTCCACAGTTCAGCAGTAGCTGGCAAGATGAAGTAGATCGCCTGGGCGGCTATCCC